TGTAAACAACTCCAGTCTTGCGCCTGTATTTGCTGGCCTGGCGCCTGGTGGCGATCTTATCAATCTCAAGATCTTGTTGAGTTGTATCAATGTATTGCTGGCAGGCTTTCTTAAATGTTGGAAGTTGTGAATAGTGTGCATTAGTAACTTGGGCTGATTTTGTCATTGCTGATTCTCCTCTTTTGGTTTGGTTATAAAAGTTCGTCAAGGTAATCTGGTTCCAGGCCGAAGAACTCTTCGCAGATGTCATAAGCAGCTGCCTCATTACCTTCTGAAAGGTATTCCTCCAGTTGGGCTTGAGCTTCAGCTATGAGTTGATCTGATTCTTCTGGTGTCATACCATCATGGTTAATAAGGATTGATTTGATTCTACTCATTGGACTTTCTCCTTCAGTTTCAGTGTAAGGTGCCGCAGATCTTCTTCTCTTGACTTTTCCCAATCAGCATGAGTTTTTGTTGCTTTCCGCCTGGCTTTGGAGTTTTCCCATTTGGCAGATTTCAGACGATTGTAAGCTTCTTCTCTTTTCTGTTGTTTTGTTTTCATTTGTTTTTCTCCTTTAGTTTGGGGTTGCGTGAAATGTTGGGCAGATCTGCAATCACATGGTTTTGCCACATGATAGCCTGATCGTACAGTTTGCTGTATTGGGCTGCAGTTGCGTTGCCAGCCTGGGTTCCGTTATACAAACCAAGTTTGTAGGCACCAATGGTTAAGGCTGCTAAGATTAGGATATAGACAACTTTTTTCATTTTATTCCTCTTGCCAGGCTGCCGGATCGTGAAGCTGACAAACTGGTATGTCAACAAAACCAGCTGTGACGTAAAACTCAGGCTGGCTGACAATATTCAGTCGGATCAGCTCGGCCAGGATGCCTTCATTTTCAGAGTAGTCTTTGATGAGGACTTGATCTTTATGCAGAATAACTGCCGGGATGTTAACAGTTGCAGTTAGCAGCAACTCACCTTCCGGACTAAAGAGCTGTAGGGCTGTATTATTTGTGGAGTATTTACCAATTTTGATACTTGCCTCTTGGTTGTGAAGAAACTCTGTGTTTATCTTGATCATTTGCTGTATCCTTATATAGGCGTTCATTGGGTGAACAGCCAGTTTGAGGTGGCCGACTGCCGAAACAAATACAATGTTGACTTAGCCAGAGCATTGTTTGCGGCTGTGATTGTCAAGGCAGTGGCCGCTGGTATGCTTAGGCTGCCTCTGGTTCATCCGGTACAGTTACGAACACAAAAGACTTATTGTTATTGAATCGAATTTTTGCTACATCACCTGGTGTGTAGTCTCTAACGGAGCAATAGGTGCTGTCTGTAGAGGGATGATGCCATTTGAAGTCTTTACCGAGTAAGAAGTCCTGTCTGGCTGCTTTGGCTGTCTTGTAGCTACGGCCATAAGCTGCTGTGAGGGTTCCTTCTGTGATGGGTGACCATTGTTTCATGTTATCCTTTGCACTACCAAGTGTTCTGGCGCAATTTGTCCAAGCAGCACAGTTTTCTATTGCCTTTTTTGTGTAATTTGCCATTGTTCTAACTCCTTGTTTTTGGTTATGTTGAATCTGGGCCTTTTCTCGCAGGCAGGACATATACGCTTTAACGTACTCATCATCTTGTTGGTCGAGAAATTCCAGTTCTTCATCCGGTACCTTTATAAGCGTGACAGATCTATTTTGGTTGTACCTGATTTTGCCTGGCTGCCTGGCGGGTAGTCTCGAATGGAGCAATAGGTATCTCCGAGCGGGTGGTTCCAATGGAAGTCTTTACCAAGTAAGAAATCTTCCTCTACTGCGATGGCAGAACTGTATTGACGGCCATATGCTGGCGTCAGGGTTCCTTCTGTGATGGGTGGCCATTTTTTCATCTTTCAACTCCTTTTGTTTGAGTCTGGTTAAGCCTTGCTTTCTCGGGCAGGGCCGTCTGCTGGTTAGTCTTTCTGAATTTCTTTGATAAGCTGCTCCAGATCGGCCGGAGCAATCTTTTTTAGGGTTTCTTGGGCTACTGCCTGGAGAAACTCACCACGAGTTATGAGTCCTTGAATGTAGCTGTTTTCATACTCTTTGATGGTTGCCATGATTTCTGTTACTGGTTTCAGTTTCATGTTGCTTGCTCCTTTTCTTGTTTAAAAGGTTTGTGTTGTAAACTTGGTCGGGCCGTGTGCCGGGCCTATATAATGATATACGGGATATAGCACGTTTACGAAAACGTGTCAACCGTTTTCTGTAATTATTTTATCGGTTGTTACGGGCCGTTTTTGGGCTGTTTTCCGTTGGTGGGTGTTTCTGGGTGGGATAGTACCAGGCACTAATAAAACCCCGTGAAACAGGCCGTGAAACGTGGTTTAAAATGATTTTTGCCTGGGGGGGACCCCGGCGGACCCCCGGTTCCGGGCTGTATGTAGCAACTGTTATTCCGGGCTGTCTGCTTTTTTTTGACTAAGTAAACATCCAACTATATCTAAATCATCTGTGGGCCATTTGTAGCCCCAGAAAACTTTTGTTGTTCCATCGGGATTAAGAGAATAGATATATTGTGTGTTGCTTCTAATCTTAATGAGAAAAACCTTTTTGTAAAACAATAGACCTTTGGCAACTTTATTCCTGGCGACACGAAACAACATTTCACTTGTAGTAGCAATTGTGTTGCCTGGCTGATATAAGGTGTTGACAAACTTTTCTTGTTCTGTTGGATCTATTTCATGAGCCATCTTTTCTGGAAGCCAAAAGTTGCATAGATGTCGAATTGGTTCCAGTTCTGGCTGATGTAGGCTGCAATAGATTTTTAGAACGTCTGGCTGGTTTAGTTTTGTTAGAATTGTGAAGATGTATTCCTCTTGGTTGGCTATCACCTGTATTTCATTTGCCAATTTTTGGGCTGCCTGCTCTTTACGGTAGGATTCCCAGTAGGGGGTTAATGGCTTTTGCCAATAGCGAGATCCGCAGCGAGCGCAGGATTTTGGTAGCTTAGTCATATCCCGGCGAATCCAAGATTCTCCACAACGCTGACAGGTTAAGGTTAGTTTGTCTGTAATGGACTGATCAATCTCTGTTGGCTGGCTGGCTGTTGGCTGTTTTTGCTGCTTTGAGGTCATGATAACTCCTTTGTTTGAATTAATGGTTGTAAAACTGCCCCAGGTTAGGGAGGTATGATACACTATACCATGCCGGCGGTTGGGTGTCAAGGTGTTTTTTGGAGGCATTAAGCTGACTGGTTTAAGCTGGCTTACTGGTTGCCTTGGAACTCTCACACCAGCATATGGCATAACTGTTTGTGTCCTGGCTGCCTGCTATCCAGTTGTGTTCTGGCTGGATGTTGCTTGAGCTTTAGCTTGGCAAAGTTTGGGTCGAGGTTGTCAAGGGGTGTCAGCGTTTACGGTAAGATTTGAACAGGCAGCTTTAAAAGCCTTTGGTCATATATACGTTTACTGTAAGTGTTAAGGAAGTGTTAAGTTAGTTCTATATAAAAAAATTAGTATAACCTAACATTTTGAGCCACCCCCCTATTAGGGCAGGTAAAGATACCTATTCAATGTTTACGGTAAACGTAAGCATACGACTCAGGAACTATTATTCCAGTTGGCTGGCAGGCCCAGAAAGGCCAAGACCCCCGCCAACCGGGCATCTCCGGCCTGGCACGCTTTTTGCTTGTCATTTTTTCGTTCATGGTATGAACACCAAGTCAGGCTGGCATAAATGGCTAAAATTCCTAACTTTGGCTTGTTTTCGTAATTTTTAGGGCAGTTTACCTGCTGGCATTATTACGGTAAACAGGCAATCTGAATTGTGTTTTTACCAATTTAGGCTGGTTCCAATGGCTGGCATCCATCCGAGTTATTATCCTGGCACGGATGTTGCATACCGCCAGCGGGCCGTGTTCATGGCGTGAACACCAAGTTAGGCACCGCTAACTGTTTTAGTAGGCATAACTGGCATGGATATAACAAAAGTTTACTCCTGGCAGGATTGTTAGGCCAGGCAAACAGTTAGGGTCTGGACAAAGAAAAACCCGGTCAAAACCATTTCTGGTCTTGCCGGGCTTTGTTAGGCGGGATTAACTTTTATGGGTTGCCAGAAGTAGAAAAACCCCGGCAGGATGTTCCACCGGGGCTTTGATTAATGATTAACCTTCAATGGCCTCCAAAATTTCTGTACTGACAGCCTTTCCATAAACCGGAACCAGCATGGTCTGGATGGTCTTGCTGTCCATGCCATTATCCTGCATGGCTTTAGCCATTTTGATGCCGGCATCCAGGTGGCCTGCTGCCTTTGCCTTTTCAACGGCCTGGTTGGGCTTCCGCTCCTGGTGCTGCGGAATAAAATCTGCCCAATTTTCCGCTGCCTGAATTTCATCATCAGTCATGTAGGCATCATCCGTTTTTTCCAGCATCAGGCGAATTTTGCTTCTCGTGGCAATCTTAACCTTGTCAAGCAGGTAGGCATCCACAGTTTCAGCACCCAGGGCATCAATCAATTCCTGGCCACGCAGATTCAATACTGCCGGTGTGTCCGTAGCGATTTCACGATTAGCCTTGTTGGATTTTGTAACAAACTTTTCCATTTTTACGACTCCTTATAATTGAGTTATGGCGGATTATTCCGCCGGTTGGTAGCAGGGCCGACCTTCGCCCGTCCTGCAACTGATTTTCAAAGAACTCACCGTCTGGTGTTGTCCTGCGGTGTTGCCAGACTGTATTGCATCTGTCGTGCCAACCGTGCCAGCCAACTGGAAAAAATATCATAACCCGTTGATTTTATTACGTTTTTTATTTTTAATATCTTTTCCGTGCGCTGCTATAAGATTGATATTGCCCCGTTTGCCAGGACAGAACTGTTCACAACTATAAACCGTTTAACCTGACAGATCGGTCTATATCCCATGAGGCCGGCATTTGCCGGGGTTTCCGGCGGTTCACGATCTTGAACCGTCTATCCGTTTGAATGCTGGTAAATCTGTGGAAACGCCTGTGGTTGTAGGCTTTCAGCCGATTCATTATTATAAACCGTCTGCCAGGACAGGCAATCTGCTGTTTATATAATGATACCGGCGTACATCTGCTGCCGGGTGCTGCCTGCGAAGCAGAGGAACAAATCTGGTTTGTGCGCATATCCGGATAGATCGATGCCTCGATTTTCTGTGTCAGATTAGGGTTTCTATATACAGTTACATATTTTTGCAAGTTCTTAATGCCGGCAAAAGACTCCGTTCAACACATGAACACCAAGACGACTTCGGCACAAATTATCACCAACACAGCAGCCGACCGCAGGCCCAAGCTGACCACAGCCCCAGTTTTATAATTCTTCAGTCAGGCCAGTAATAACTCTATTCTATCGCAGCCAGCTACCGAGACAACATCCGGCAGGCACCATAGAACTCTATCCATTATCTACCAGTAAGCTGGGCTTCTACAATTAGGCCCACTATTATCTCGCGCCAGAGCCAGGTATATTGCCATCCTCGCGCCAGAGCTTGGAGATCCCAGCTAAAGCCCAAATGCCTGGTGCAGCCATCATCTGATAGGGAACGATCCAAGTTATGGCCAAAACCGATTGGAATTATACAGACTTGGTGTTCGTTAGCCAGGTCGGGCCTACCTTATATATAGGGCCGAAATCACTGACAATGCCGGCTACCGGAGGCACTATTATTTTTGCCTCCAACGTATTTTTAGCTTGACTTCCCCGCCCAACCGTGGTACACCTAAGATAAGCTCCAGAAGTATTTTTACCCAAACCAAGGATACCCGTCTTATGCTCAAGGAACTTCGCAGCCAGCATAGAAGCATCATCCAGATGAGCTTCAACGGCTTTAAGAACAATGAGATAGCTGAAAAGCTTGGCATGTCGCCAGCCACAATATCTCAAATTCTGCGCAGTCCTCTGGGCCAAGCCTACCTGAATGGACTTATAGACAAAGCGCAGGAAGACACTCTCGATGTTCGTAAAAAGCTTATTAGCCTCAACAAAGGCGCACTTGACACCATTGAGCGCATCCTTGATCCCAAACAAAAGGCACCATTTAATGTCCAATTAACAGCGGCGAAAGACGTACTTGACAGGAATGGCTACAAGCCCAGTGACAAATTCGAGATAGATGTATTTTCACATAAAACAGATGATGAAATTGAAAATGAAATTCGTGCTATGGAAGCAGCGGTAGCCAGAAGCCAAATCTCCAAAGCACACCAAAACGGCCATGATGAAGAATCTTCTGAGGGTTACTCCTTGCCCTTGGATGACCACACGCAAGATGCAATTGCTACTGCTGCTTCCAGCACTCCGGCCACTCCTGCCACTGCCTCCCAATCAGATCCAGCCCAAAATTCCAATACCAGTTTCGATTCTGACTTACCATTAATGTCTTTTCCAAAGGAAGATTTTACAGCCTCTGGCGAGACCCAAACTCGGCCCAGCGAATACAATCTAACACACTCCACAGATACTAAAGCAGCTTTACCTCCTGATATTCAGGCCAAACTGGAAGATACCAACTTTGATCCTTTTAAGAACATTGATTAGGCCATGCTATGCTGATGCCAATTAATAACTCAGATGCCAGCCAACCCTCGCTGGCACATCTATCTCGAGAGCAGAAAGAAAAATATCTCAAGCTCCTCAAAGAGAAGAATGCACGCATTCGGCATAATAAAATATCTCAGTTCTTCCCCGAGACAGGTCCGCTATCTCGCCATAATTATCCCAAGCATATGCAGTTCTTTGCCATGGGCAAAACCAAAGCTGAGCGGTGTATCATGGCTGCAAACCGGGTAGGCAAGTCGGAATCAATTGGTGCATTCGAAACGACCTGCCATCTGACTGGGGTTTATCCATATTGGTGGCCAGGATATCGCTTCGATCGACCGATTAATGCCTGGGCAGCAGGTACAACAAGTACGACTGCTCGCGATATTGTGCAATACAAACTAATCGGGCCGCCGGAAGATTTTGGTACTGGCCTAATTCCACAAAAGCACATCATGAAGACTACTCCCAAAGCTGGTGGCGTACCGAATGCTGTAGATACAATCCTGGTGAAACACATTTCTGGAGGTACGAGTCGCTGCAAGATCAAGTCATATGCTGAGGGTAGGAAATCTTTCGAAGGAACAGAACAAGACCTCATTTGGTTGGATGAAGAATGTCCAATAGCCATCTATACTGAATGTGTAACTCGGACCATGACCACAAATGGCCTAATTATGCTAACCTTCACGCCACTTGAAGGTATGACTGATACCGTTCTGCAGTTTATGCCGAACGGCCAGCTGATGGACAATACAATTGGAGATAAATGCCTTATTACTGCTACCTGGGATGATGCGCCGCATCTCACCACAGCACAGAAAGAGAAACTCTTTGCTGCTCTTCCACCCCATCAGCGTGAGGCCAGGTCGAAGGGCGTACCACAACTTGGTTCCGGTGCAATCTATCCAATTCTTGAGTCAAATATTACTGTAGATGACTTTGATATTCCATCAAATTGGCGGCATTGCTATGCAATGGATGTAGGATGGAATCGAACTGCTGCTATTTGGGGTGCGACAGATCCTAATACTAACATAACTTATTTATATTCCAACTATTATCGAGGCGCTGCTGAACCAATTATCCACGCTGATGGAATCAAATCTCGTGGTGTATGGATTCCTGGTGTAGTTGATCCAGCTGCACATGGCCGCTCTCAGAAAGACGGACAGAATTTATTTGACATCTACTGGGGCCTGGGCCTGGACATTTCTAATGCAAACAATGCAGTTGAATCCGGCATTTATAAAGTTTGGCAGATGCTCAGTACAAACAAACTAAAAGTGTTTGCCAGTTTACTTCCGTGGTTTACAGAGTTTCGGCAATACTGTCGAGACGAGAAAGGCCACATAGTTAAAAAGAATGATCATCTCATGGACTGCACAAGATATCTGGTCATGTCCGGTCTCGATCGAGCAATACCAAAGCCGTTTTGGGAACATCTGGCCTGGGAAGAAAGTGAGCAGGCAACCGAATTAAATGCAAATATAATCACTGGATACTAACAAATGACAAGAACTGACGAAACATTTCCAGCCGACATTGATCTTGATATGACTGCACCACCTGGCGGTATGCCAGTATGGGCTACAGAAGATCCAGTTGAGAACTTCATGCCTGGTGATACAACAACTCCTGATGTGCCAGCTGAAGATCCATCCTTAACTGCTGCAATTGAAAAAGAAGTTCTTCGGGCTGAAGCAGCTGTACTGGTATCCAATCTTGCACCAAAACAATCTCCTGAAGTAATTTCAGATTTGACAACAAAAGTCCTGGAAGGCTACAAAACTGATCTGGCAACCTTAACTGATTGGTACGATCTCAACAAACAGATCATAGATCTTGCTAAGCTGTTAGCCAAGAAAAAGACTTACGCTGGAGATGTTGTAGCTAATGTTAAATATCCCTTAATTATTAATGCTTGTATTCAATTCGCTGCTCGGGCATATCCAGAAATAATTAAGGGAAATGATATTGTAAAAGGCAAAATTATTGGAAAAGATCCTGATGGCCTTAAGCTTGCTCGAGCACAACGAATATCTGATTTTATGTCTTTTCAATTATTAAATGAAATGGATAATTGGGAGGAAGGAATAGACCAGCTACTTTTCAGTCTGCCTGCTTGCGGCTGTGTTTTCAAAAAAAGTTACTTCGATAGCATTGAACGGCGCAATGTATCTCAAACAGTCTTCGCTGATGATCTGGTTGTAAATTATTTTACTGAAACACTTGAGCGAGCGCCCAGAGTTACGCATAAAATATATCTGTATCATAACGAAATTGTAGAGCGTATCAACTCTGGAGTGTTCAGCCAGTTTGATATCGCATCCTTGGGAGAGGCCACATCTGATAAAACAGCCGATACTGATGCAGAGACACCACATTTGTTTCTGGAACAACATCGCTGGTACGACCTGGACGGGGATGGCTACCAAGAGCCTTACATAGTAACTGTGCATGAACAAACCCAGAAGTTAGTCCGCATATCACCGAGGTTCGCTACTGACGGAATTATCCGCAATGAGAATGATCAGATAATCAAGATCATTCCAGAACAGTACTTTACCCGCTACATTTTTATGCCTGCCATAGATGGTGGGTTTTATGGAATGGGTTTTGGTTCCTTGCTGATGAGCACTAACTCAGCCATCAACACACTGATTAATCAGCTGCTTGATGCGGGCACAATCTCAAATCGGCAGTCTGGCTTCCTTGGAAGAGGCTTACGTCTTACAAAGGGCAAATCGCTGACTGTTAAGGCCGGAGAATGGAAGCCAGTCGAATCCACGGGTGACGATCTCAAGAAGAATATCTTTCCACTTCCGGTAAGAGAACCATCTAATGTGCTGTTCCAGTTACTCGGACTCCTGATTGAAAGTGGCAAAGAACTCGCTGGCATGACAGAAATCCTGGCAGGCAATTCACCTGGAGCGAACGTTCCCGCTGAATCTGTGCTAGCCCTCATTGAACAAGGCCTGCAGGTCTATTCTGCTGTCCATAAACGAATTTATCGTGCTCAATATAAAGAATATCAAAAGCTTCGACGCCTGAATGCTCTTTATATGGATCAGATGACATATATGACAGTCATGGATGATGAAGCAGCTGATGTTCAGGCTGACTTCGCTACAAATGACTTTGATATTGTGCCAGTTGCTGATCCGAATAACACTACAATGATGCAGCGGCTCCTAAAAGCTAAAGCTATGCTGGAATTGCGGGGCTCCGGATTAAATGATCAAGAAATCCTGCTACGATATTTAACTGCGTTGGATATTGAAGATGTGGATGCAATCATACCTGACGAGCAAGCTGAACCTGGGCCGGAAGAACAACTCTCGATGGCCAAACTCCAGGCTGAAGTTGAAGAACTCACAGCAAAGATAGAAAAGCTGCGGTCTGAAACTGAGTTGAATTATGCCAAGCTGGAAAGTGAATATGCTGACGTACAGCGCACCAAGGCAGGTATCACAAACGATGATAAGAAGATTGCTCTTGAAAGCGCCTCCATTCTGAATCAAATCCAACTCGGTCGGAGTCAGCAATCAATTGGTAAGGCCCCAGCCGGAATAAAGCCATCTACGGCTAAACGCGAATATGGTCTTGAAACAAACAACAAGGAACCCGAATAAGGAAGGAACTCTCTTATGACTCCACAAGAACTATCAAACATGATGGGCAAAAATCAGTTCGCTACATTCCTTATGGATTGTTATGACTGTGATGAGCCTTGCACGATTAATGCAGCTCGCATATCCGCCACGGAAATAGATATTTCTGGAGGCGCTTTATTTAAGGCACCTGAAAATTGGCATGCAGACACACCATTGCTGGCTAAATGTAATTCTTGTTTTGACGCTGATCCATTTTTCCATCCATCGCCGGAAGTCTATTCTCGGTGTGTCGGTTACCTTAGACCGGTAAAGAACTGGAATAAAGCCAAACAGGCTGAATTCAAGATGAGGAAAACAACAACCCTATAAATTGGAGCAACCAATGAACCTGACTAAAGAAGCATTTGATGAGTGGAAAGAACATCCAGTAACGAAAGAAGTTTTTAGTAGCATAAAAGCTGTTAAGCATGAGCTTTTGAGTCAGGTCTCAACTGGCGCTACTCTCGGCCAGTCCGCTGACGTAACGCATGGTTTGACAAACCGAATGATCGGCCACGTTGAAGGTTTGGACCAACTCCTCAACATTACGTTTACAGATTCTGAAGAAGATTCAGATTAAGATTAACATAACCAGAAAGGAAAAACAAATGGAAAACACATCAGGCATTCTTCCGACAGGCGGACATGTACTTATTTCTCCTGATCCTGTAGAGGAAAAGACTTCAGGCGGCATCTACTTGCCGGATACAACTCGGGATACAGAGCAACGAGCAGCGACCACAGGAATTGTAATTGCAATCGGCCCAGGTGCATGGCATGACATTGATGACGGCCAACCATGGGCAGCAGTTAACAATCATGTCAGTTATGCCAGATATGCTGGTGTAGAAATGAAGGGCAAAGACGAGCAGTCTTATGTCCTCATAAATGACAATGACATTCTCGCTGTATTACAGTTTTAATAGGAGGAACCTATGACTGAAGAATTTGTAGAAGATATTATTACCACAGCAACTGTTAAGAGTCAGCCAACTGAAACAATTGCTTCCAAATCCCAGCCGGAACCCAAGGATCAATCAACCACTGATGTTACATCAACCACTGACGATGCTACTCAGCCTGATAAAGGTGCAGTCCAGGATCAGACTCCGCCTGAGGATAATCCCGCCATTATAGAGCTGGCAACTCAGCTTGGCTGGAAACCAAATCATGAGGGAGAAAACTTTGTTGATGCCAAAACTTATATTCTTCGCTCCAGAGAGATTCAAGACTCCATGCGGGATCACAACAAAGATCTGAAGCAGCAACTTCAGACAATCCAAGGATCTGTTGAAGCTCTCAAAGAACATAATGAGCGAGTTTATAAGGCTGAGGTATCTCGCTTACAGGGCGAAGTTGATCGACTCCGCAAGGAGCGTAAGGCCGCTATTGAAATGGCTGATGTAGATAAGGTGGACGAACTGGATAAGGAAATCGGAACTATTGAGAAATCCTTATCTGAACCGAAGCCCAAATCAGCTCCAGCTACAAATCCGATTTATGATGAATGGGTTCAAGATAACCAATGGTACTTGACCAATAACGAGATGGCAGCCTATGCAGATATGGTAGCGCAGCAATATGCGGGCGCTCCACTTGAAAGGCTGTATCCGCTGGTAAGGCAGAAAGTAGCTGAGGTATTTCCGGAAGCTTTTGAGAAGAAGCCCGCTGTGAATCCGGCTAATCCTGGTACGTTGGCTAATCCAGGTGAAAAAGCACCAGCTGCTCCAACAAAGCCTGTAGGTCCGGCCAGTCCTGTTGAATCTGGCCACAAGCAGGCAGGAACCAAATCATTTACCAAGGCCGATTTGTCGGCTGAACAATTATCTATTATGAACCAATTCGTTAAGAGCGGCATTATGACTGAAGACCAATATATTTCTGATCTGGCAAAACTTCAGGAGGCATAATGGATGATATAAGAACGTATAGAGATTTTCCATTATTTAAAAAGAAGTTTTTATCTTCTTTGCCAAATAATTATAATAGTCCTGAAATGATTAATCAGTGTTGGGAATGGCAGGGAACAAAACGAGGTAATAATTATGGGGCTATTAGTTGGGGAAGACATACTTCTTATCAAGCACATAGAATATCTTTTATTATTTTTAATGGGCTAATTCCTTATGATAAAATTATTCGTCATACATGTGATAATCCTCTTTGTGTAAATCCTAAACATTTAGTTTTAGGTACAAAATATGATAATTCTAATGATATGATAGAAAGAAATCGTGGAGGCTGCCAGAAACTAAATTCAGAAGCTGTAAAAGTTATTAAGTGGATGTTAAAGTATAAACCTAAGCGTGGGTTAGCTGTTAAGTTAGCCTCATTATATGGTATTTCTCCAAGTGTAATATATAGGATTAAAAAAGGTTATTCTTGGCGTTATATTAAAGTTTAATTTAAGAGAAAATTTTAGGGAGTTATAACCATGGTAGAGACCAAAAAAGTAGAAGAGTCAGAAAAGAGTACTTCCAGGAAGCGGGTACCATTAGGGACAAGAAATATCTTAACTGCACCGAAGAAAAAAGGTTTCGTGCGCCGTTTCGTAAATGACAAAGGTGATCGTGTTCAGGCATTCAAAGACGCTGGCTGGACTCCTGTGGAGGACACACCCGTAGGCGATCCGAAACTTGGTCGGGCATCATCTATCGGAAGTTTAACGAATCCTTCTGTTGGAGCCGGCCAGCGGGCAATTTTAATGGAGATTCCTGAACAGTACTACGAGGAAGACTATGCTGCTGCACAAGCAGAAATTACTGCGGTGGAAAACGAGATCAAACGAAACTCAAAGTCTCCGGGTAAAGATGGTCTTGCTGGTGAAGTAAAAATTTCTTAATTTGAAAGAGGTGTAGTTATGGCAAACTCTGATATTCCTTTTGGATTCAAGCCGGTTAAACATCTGCTTGGAGTTCCTTGGAGTGGTAAGACAAATGTTTATTATATTCCAGCTACAGATACTACAGCAATGTTCAAAGGCGATGCTGTTAAAAGTGCTGGTTCTGCGGATGCTACTGGTAAGTTTCCGACTGTAGCCCAGGCTGAGGCAGGAGATACTATTCGTGGTGTTATCATTGGTTTTGGTGAAGATCCTCATGTGATGATCAAACCAGATAATCCTTATCGTACTCATCGTCCCGCATCTATGGAAATGTACTGTCTCGTGGTTGATGATCCTTTTGTAATTTTCGAGATTCAAGAGGATAGTGTCGGTAATTCTATTACTGCTGACATGGTAGGTCTGTCAACTGATATTGTAGTTGGCTCAGGTAATACTAATACTGGCCTTAGTGGAATGGAGCTGGATTCCAGCGATACTGCAACTCCTGCTGGCCAGTGTAAGATTCTCCGGGCTGTCGATCGTGAAGACAATGCTCTTGGTGATCACTGTAAGTGGGAAGTTACTATCATTGAACACGAAATGCTGTCAGCGACTGACGTATAAGGAGGTCAACCATGGGTGTTATTACTACCAGTAATTTTGCAAAAGATCTGATTCCAGGAGTCAAAACCTGGTTCGGTACAAAGTACAAAGAATATCCGATTGAATATGCGGAGATCTTTGAAAAGGTAACCTCACAGCGTGCATTTGAAGAAGAAGCTGGCGTAACTGGCTTTGGCTTGGCTGCTGTGAAAACTGAAGGCGATGGAATTGCTTATGACGAGCAGGAACAAGCCTTTATTGCTCGCTATACTCATGTAACGTACGGACTCGGGTTTATCATTACTCGGGAAATGTACGAAGATGGTATTGCGGTAACTGTTGCACTGCGCCGGGCATCTGCGCTGGCATTCTCCATCCGGCAGACGAAAGAAATCATTGGAGCGAACGTCCTTAATAGGGCTTTCAACTCAGCCTATACGATGGGCGCTAATTCAGATGGTAAAGAGCTTTGTGCTGATGACCATCCGAATAAATCCGGTGGTACGTGGAGAAATAAACTCGAGACACCTGCCGATCTGTCTGAAGCTGCTCTTGAGCAGGCCTGCATTGATATCTCGAACTTCAAAACTGATCGCGGCCTGACGATTGCAATTATGCCACAGAAGTTGATCATTCCGTCACAGCTTGAGTTTGAAGCATTTCGGATTCTGGAATCCATTGGCCAATCCGGTACAGCCAATAATGACATTAATGCCCTTCGAGCTTCTAAGAAGTTCCCGCAAGGTGTTAAGGTAAATCATTATCTTACCGATGCTGATGCCTGGTTCATTGGAACGAATTGTCCTGACGGAATGAAATACATGGAACGGCGGGCTGATTCTTTTGGTACCGAGAATGATTTTGATACTGAAAATGCAAAGTTCAAAGCAACATTCCGGTGCTCTTTCGGTTGGTCCGATCCAAGAGGTGTTTTTGGCTCGCCTGGAGCATGATCGTAACTTGGTGTTCATATGATGAACGACTCGTTGCAACAAACAACTCTGGAGCACTTGCAACTATGTTTGGTGTTCCAGAGTTCTTAACACAAACTTTATTTATTACTGGCCTTATTTATAAGGCTGCTCTAAAAGGAGTGGTAAAATGGGAAAATATAATTTTGGTAAAGATGGCCCGAAGTTTGAAGGACATAACTTATTTCCTGCTGCTGTATCAGTAACAACTACAGCAACGCCTGCAACTGGTTCTTGTGACGTTCAATTTATTTTTAAAGATATTTCAGAAAATGCTCTTACATCTCCTGTGGCTGGATTACTTTATCTCAGTAAAGACTCTACTGGATTGACACATGATCTGGCTGATACATCTTTGGCTGTACTTACAAATGGTGCGCTGACAAACATTGGTGGCGCAGGCCCGAGTCTTTTTACAACTACAGCATCTGGGCTGCTTGGATTGACCATTACTGCAACTGCGGGTGACTACTATGTAGTTTTCGTTAAGCCTGATGGTTCGTTACTCATTTCTGATGTTTGTACAATCAACTAATATCTTTCCCCTGACATGATTGTTGGGGGATTTTTTAAAGGACAAATGTTATGTCTTACCGGCCTGGAGATTATCTTGTCATTTGTGACCAATGCGGATTTGAACGTTATGCTTCTGAGTGCCGCATGACATGGAATAATCTTTTTGTGTGTGCAGATACTTGCTGGGAACCTAAGCATGAACACTTTACTCCCCCAAAACCATTAGGCGAAAAGCAATCAGTTCCTGTCAGACGGGCTGAAGATTCTGTCAATTATGTAACTAATGTAAGTGAAGATACTCTTACAGCAACTACAACATCTGATACGCCGAATGATGGATATTTTATTACAACTCCTATTACTGGAGATGATCTCTAATGGCCACATTAGCCCAACTAAAATCAAAAGTTTCTGATGTCATAAAAGATACTCATATACGAACATCAAGCGTTACCAAATATCTTAATACTGGCATGACTGAAATTGCTGGTGGCCTGCCTTCGACCCTTGGAAATTTTCTTACTCCACCCCTTCCGAATTTACTCACCATTGATACTGTCGACACAGCTACGGATGCTGCATATGTTGCTATGCCAACAACATTTCAGCGCGACCTCATTATTGCTATCAACGAATCCGGGGTTGAAATTGATATTGCAAATTCATGGATTGATTTTATTGCTGCCAATCCATTACTTGATAAATCTGGAAGCATTTACGAAGTTATGGAGAAAGGCGGGAATTTATATTATCAAAACATCCCGATAACATCTGAAGAGCTTACACTACATTTCTATCGTCTGCCTGTTGATATGTCAGATAGTAATGATACTCCAGATGGCCTGCCGAGTAATTTTCATGAAAGACTGCTTGTTAATTATACAATTTTTCGTACCTACGAGCTGCTCGGGGAAGCCAAGAAAGCTGCTTATTACGAAAGTCTTTTTCAAAAAGCTTTGGCGGACTTCGAACTATCTATACCTTTTGACTCAAGACCATTCTTATTAAGTTAAAGGAAATCCATCATGAATTTACTTGAGATAAGAACTCAAGCTGTAAATCAATCTGGTCGCTATGATCTTGTGACGGATACTACAACTTATGCTGATAATGGAATGGATTTTCATATCCTGGCTGGCCAGAAGTGGCTGAACAGAAAGAGCGGACTGTCCAGAGCTTTTGCTCATTTATCAAACACACTTTCTTCAGATAGTTACTACCAAGAGCTTGCAAATAAGTTTAAAGAATTACAATCCGTCACTGTGGCTGATGGAACAACATCATGGTCACTAACACATAAGACACTAGCAGAATTAAAAGATCTTTACGAGGCTGATCCAACAGCAGCTCCAGCATATTACGCATATGCTTCCTACAGAACTTTGGAGACTGCTTCATCTCTTACGATTGCCAACTTTATTGCTCTTGCCTGGCCAGCTGATACTGACGACAAGTATGACTTTTCAGGAATTATTGTAGTGCCGGCCGCTGATACAGATTACACTTTGACGGTTGGCGGTGAGTTTTTACCATTAGAAATGTCAGATAATGCTGATGAGAATTTCTGGTCCGAGGAATACCCGAATATTCTTGTCTTGGCTGCATTGAGATCTATTGCATTGCTGGACAGTAATAAGCCCAAAGCAGATGCTCTGGAAGAAATAATCCTGGCAGAGATAAGTCAGTTGGGATTTTTCACATATGCTGATAATGATGTATCTTTAGCAGGTAATGCATAATGACCAGAAGATACATACGCATTGGTGGTGCAGGATCATTCATTTATGATGATGAAGATACCATTACAGATGATGAATATGGCTATGCTGATGGAGAGTCATACAAGGCTTGCCAGACTGATGGAGCTATAACAACTACTCGAGATCCTGTTGATGACGATGATATGACTCGCTTGCAGGATGTGGGCTTACTTAATATTGAATTATTTACAACCACTGGGACCATCACACATACGAAGTCCATTATACTCGTGACTGGTACATTCGATCTGTTTTTGCCTACTGTGGCGAATGGAACGAATCGGTTTTATGAAGTCAAGAATAACGGCACCGGAATTGTGACACTGAAGCCGAATGCCTCTGAGCCAGCAATAACTGTGGAAGAAGAAACATATCAGCCAATTTATCCTGGAGATTGCTTAACAGTTTTTACTGATGGCAATGAATGGTGGGTAATATGACGTATGTAAGCACACCGAAGCAGGAAGAAGGCGGAGAACTCAAAACCAGCACTGTTGATCTTTCTGTTAAAGAATTACTTATTGAGGCAGTCAAAACGCTTCGAAGAATAGAATACCACCTGTCTATTTTGACAGCTACCGATATATCAAATGATGACATTTAAGGAGAAATAATTATGCCTACGTTAAACGGTCCTGATGGTAAAGCAGCTCATGTCAATTCTGAGCATCAGTTGACGGTAGAAAGTGCCATAGAGGACAAAGCTCTTTGGACAAATATAAACAAGGAAGATGTTTATACCGTTATGGTGGATGTTACGCCTGCGACAACAGACGATGACTTTTTCTATCTTCAAAACACGGATACAAAAGATCTTGTTGTTACCCGTATTGAGGGATGGTGTGCGGCTGACCAAGAAATTTCAGTTTATATAGGCGCAACAGATGCTGGTACAGGCGCTGGAGACACACTGACACCTGCCAACATGAATGCTGGAAGTGCGAAGACGGCCAATGTTGTTTGTACGCAAGATGCAACCGATCTGGCTATCACAGGGGGAAGGGTTGTGCGGCTTTTGAAATTCTCCCCAACTGCGCTTACACATGCTGTATTTAAATTTCCAGAAGGTATTGTAATCCCTCAAAATCAGAGACTCCACATGCAGGCAGCGCAGGCATCGCTGGTCAACATGAATGTCACTTTTTATTACACTGAATAGGCCTTCGTATGTTTATCAAAGATAATGATCAGCTTTATGACATCCTGGGAGACGCAGAAAAGTTTGACAAGCTCCTCCAGGTTGTGGTAGAGACTGTGAGACAGCAGATCCTTTGTGATGTTCCGGCATTGGTATTGCTCCATCTGAAGAATGAAATCAAATATCGAGAGCTGAAAGCTAAGTTTCTTCAGGACAATCCAGAGTTGGTAAAATATCAGGCTGAAACTGCCCAGGCACTGAATGAGATTGCTGCCAATCAGCCAGAACTTTCCCTTGAGGACGTATTCAAACTTGGCGCTATCCGTGCGAAAGAATTAATAAGGAGAACTCGTAATGAGAGAACTACAGCTTAAAGGCAGCCTGGACTCGAAGTTCAAACAACTGGAGACTGTCATTACTCGGATTATTCGCACCCAGAAGGTAGCCAAGACTGTTGTGGAAAAGCCGCTGTCTGTGCTGAGTCATTACTTGGATGAGTCTCCAGAAGATGGCTTTTTGTTCCTGGGCGGGCTTTTCAAAGGCCGGGTGCGGAAGGTGCTCTTTTCTGTTCAAGAGATTGAAGGTAAAGAAGCTCCGCATTATATTGCAACTGTTGGGAACGAAACTCATCAGCAGCAGGCCAGTGTTAAGAGTCGCAAGAAGAAAACCATTCTTGATATTAACGTTGATGTGGCTGATGGTGATATGCTCAAGCTGGAGATGACCACGCCTGGGGTGAAGCTTAAAAACGTTGTGATGACAGCCTTGGTTGAGTGGGACAAAGGGTTGGTTGGCAAAACTGAGTTCGATGCAAACAATATCGTGGCTGAGCTGGAGGTTCTTGATGGCAGAGCTTAATTTTACAGAAATCTTTACAGGCATCAGTCCATATGAAGTTGATAAAAAGGATGCTGTAATGCTTCTGGAGTGTCATAACCTTGAGCCAACGAGAAACAAGGATTATAAGCTACATGAAGTTTTGATTGATTTGGATGCTGATGACTATGCCTGGGGTAATCCATAATGGTTGATACGAGTCTCATATATCCTACAGGTTCAGTAACTGATCCGTTTGAAACTTGTGAGGATTGTGTTGTAACCGATCCATATGCAACAACAGGCATTACTGATCCATATTCTGATTGTGGTATATCTCTTGCTGCTTGCTGGACTCCTTGGGGATCTTCTGGAGATTATTTCTATGTAAGATTTCCATTAAGTACGTATGTTACCAGAACTTGGTCATCAAGTCTTGATCTTGGAAATGGAATTACAGGAATACTTATAGCGCCTACTGTGGATAATGGCTATTATTACAGAGTAGTTGCTAATGTATATCCTGCTGTATTAGGAGCAACTGAACCAACATGGCCGACATTATTTGGAGAAACTGTAGTTGATGGTGATGTAACTTGGGAATGTTATGGTTATCGAACAACGACAAGTTCTTATATGACAGCCAATACAACACCAGGAATATCTCCAATTGAAATAAATCCAGGAAAAAGATTTGGTGATTATATTCTAACTTTATCTGATCAATATGTTCTTGAGTGTTGGAGTGGTGGGATTCCTAATGTTGATGGAAAAATTAGTGCCACAGAAAACATCACTCTTGTATGGCGCCAGCATGTCAGAACATTACCTGGTTTGGTGTTTGATGAATATCTTAGCATTATTGTTGATCCAAATGAAAACTATATTTTCCTTGCTACTGAAGATGGTTTTAACGGAGATGGAATTAATTGGCTTGATTCTGATGGAAATTTTGTTAAATACACTCGACTCAGAACAAGTGCTCAAGCAGGCGTAAGACTCCAGGCAAATAGAAATATTTGCACTTCACATGGAGCAACAACAACTATCATAAAAACATTACCAAATAACTCTAATATATTAAATACAGTAACCTATGAAAATGATTCTCCTGGTGTTTATAATCCAATCAGTAATGATACAACAACATATGATGTTGTAGCACCTTTATATTATAACGCTTTAGTTGATGCAACACACGCTACTGTTATAATCTCTGGTGATGATAGACACAGTCTTGTTACCTTAAACTCTGATGGGACACTCACATCATTGTCTCGTGTAGATACAGGTATTTGGACCAGTAGCCTTCACGGCGGCTATAATACACCAGATATTGGAAAATCGATAATAAAAGTATTTGGTGATTATCTTTTGGTTGGTCCAGTATTTTATAAAAAATGGCAGTTCGTCCTTTGCGAACCAGATACAATCAATCCAATTACGTATTAAAGGATTAGTATGGGAATATCAAGTGTGACAGGAGTATGGGAAATTGGCGCAGGCTGGCCATATCCGAAGATATTCATTACGGACTTCCTTATCTTGGCAGTCGCCATAGACGAGACAAACCTGAAGCTCTATGAACTCACCAACTCCGCGAATGTCTGGACAGCTACGGAAAAAGTAACTCTTGGAGTCCTGGCGAATATCACGAATGTTGACGTGGCCGGATTTGGAACATACTGCCTGGTGACTGTTAACCTCGGGGCGACAAAGACAATTTTTGCACGGACTCCAAGTACTGGAGCCTGGGCATCTGTAGCCGTAACAACCATTCCTGCTGGCAGCAGCATTTGTAACTTCAATGGACAGCTCATTGTTGGAAGTCCATATTCTACAGGTGTTCCATGGAGTACGTTGCCCAAATGTTCTATTGCCTGGGGAGATATTGGCAGTACAGTTATGGACCCGGAAGATGATGTTGTAGCTGGATTCAGGCATGTACCATTTGATGAGAATGGAAACAACACAGTGGTGAAGGTCCTTCCTTTGGGAAATCGCTGTATGGTGTATGGCAATGCTGGAGTGGGCGCTGGTCAGATGACAATGGTAGACAAGTATCCAGCTATGTCCTTTGTTGAGATAAGCAGAGTTGGGACAGCTCATAATTATCATGTGGCCGGAGGATTAAATAAGCACTTATATCTGGGCCGTAACAATGAGTTGATGTTGGTAACCAGTGAAGGTGTCCGCACATTGGGATATAAAACCAGCATGGATGAACTTACCACTGATGATGTCGTAATCAGTTATGAACCAGTCCGAGATCTCTTTTTCATCAGTGATAGTGCAAAATGCTTTATTTTGACTTCCAATGGTATGTATTCCACCCATCAATGCACAACCGGCATTATGGATTATAAAGGCATCTCTTGTGGCTTCACAAAAGCTAATGCTGACACAAAGGTAAGGCTTAAAACAACTGCTTTTGATGCAGGTATTCAAGGATATAAAACCCTTGAGCAGGTGGAAGCTGGCCTGAATTATGGCAAGGATATGACTGGCATGATTTCAATTAAATACAACTATGGTGGAAGTTTTACATCTACTCCTGGAGTAACTCTTAATAACAAAGGCATTTTTACAAGAAAAGCCACTGGGCGGGAATTTAAAATACAGCTTGAAGGTGATTATGATAGTACGAAAGAACTTCAGTTGAGTTCATTATCATGTGAAGTCACCAAAGCTGAATGGTAAGGAAATCATTATGTTAGTCAAACTACTTCCGAGACAAATTCCAGAATGGCAAGATATCATTTTGGACAGTATGAAACATACATTGCCTGCCAGTCAGGCACATGCTTCTACAGAGATTATAAAAGATCTTTTGTTGGATATTGCTCAAGGCTGGGTTTTATATCGGGAAGGTGAATATAAAGCTATATCTATTACCAGGATTGAAGAAACAAATGAACTTGGTGGAAAGATGTTAACGCTGCTTAGTGTATATGCCCCCAAAGGCCTGAGTGGATCTGGTGCTCTTTTGGAAGGTTTTGAAACTATGAAAAAGTTTGCCTTGGCTAATGACTGCGACAGAATAGCATTCTATACAGATAATCCAGAAGTGGAAAAGTATCTTGGTATGTTTCCTGTGTTATGGAAAACGCATTATTATCAGCTAAGGCTGGAGGAGGTGTGATATGGGTGGAAGTAGTGGTGGTGGCGGGAGTTCTGGTGCAGTAGATTATCCGGCATATATGAAAACTCGGCACGAGACTTGGCTGTCTGAAATAGCAACGGATATTACAATAGCTCAATCAGCAAATCCGTATAGTACAGCCGTAGCTTATGATCCAGACTGTGTGTTGGCTGCAAGTAATTTTGTTATTAGTCAGTTTTATGACTTAGTTGTTGCGATTGATCCTGTTGTTGATTGGGCAGCTAATTTTGATATTGCTGAAGCTAAATTTCATGAGCAGGTAATCACTACTATAACTAATTATGCGTTTAGCTCTATTTTTGACTATGCTCATGTAGCAGATCTTATATCTTCTTTTCAGTCTGATTTAGAAGCTCGCCGAGATAATGACTTTAAGCCAGCATATAAAGTTGGTATGCAGAATGTTAATGCAGTTATGAGTAGTGCCTTCACAATAGGTGATGCTTTGATAACTGCCCAGGTAGCTCGGGATGTAGCGAATTTTTCAGCTGATCTGAATTTTAAGAATGAGGAAAAGTTGCTTCAGTATGAGCAAGTACAGGCAGAAGAAAATACAGCACATAACCGTAATGTAATTGCTAGAAATCAGCTTGAAATCAGTCAAGCAGTAAGTAAAGGTCAGTTTGGAGTTTCTGGTAGTCAGGCAATTTCTAGTCTTTTAAGCACACAACTTCAGTTTGGTGTAGCAATTTCTAATCTTACTACTGATGCTAATAGAATCAAGATCGTTTCAAAGCAGGAAGAGATTGATAAGAACTTAAAATATGACCGTCAGAATGCTGTATGGGATTTAGAAATGTATCAGTATGGAAGTAATGTTATGGCCAGTATTGCTGGAACTGCATTAAAACAAGAATCTGAGGTTAGTACTGGAGCAAGTGTTCTTGGTGGAGCATTAACTGGTGCTGCTGTGGGTGCAGCGATAGGACCGGTAGGTGCATTATCTGGTGGGGCTGTTGCAGGTATTGGTGCAGCAATCGGTGGTATTGGCGGACTTTTTTAAGCTAAAAAAAGGAAAAAATTATGCCTCTTTATTATACAGATCCAGAAGAACAACCAAGATTGGATTTTGTTTCTCGGAACAGACAGCGTGGATTGTCACAGCAATCAAATATGTTGCAATCTACTGAATCAAATAGACAAAACAATATGCTGGCTAATGCAATGAGTCTGTCAGATTCTCTTAAAGGACTTCGTAATTCCGGTCCTGGTACAAATGCTGAAATGGCCAACTTTCCTGGAGCACGGACAGCGCCGAGAAAAATTAACGAGATGGCTGCCTATCCAGGTGCTCGTACAGCACCGAGAACTCCATTGGCCCAGGCTGGAAAACCAGATACTATTCTTGGTATGGATAGATTTAAGTTTGCCCAACTTGCTGGTGGTCTTGGATCAGCTATAGCAGGCAACACTCCATTGGGTCGAGCTGGTGCAGTTGCTTCACAGTTTGCCGGACAGCAGATTAAGAGGCAAGAAGAACTGGCTGATACAGCAGCTGAGCGGCAAGCACAAATCGCAGCTGATAGACGTAAGTTTGGTCATCAAAGATCTCTTGAGGAATACAAAGCTGAAGAAGATAAGGAATTAGAAAGGCTTAAACAGACTTATGAAAAACCATTACAAGAAGCCAGAGCAGGTTATTATGCTTCTGAAGCTGAACAAAATAAACTACAGACAGAAAAAATCAGGGTTGGTGATTTTGGTGTTGAGGAAATTGACGGTGTTCTATGGAAAGTTCGACGTAAGTTAGATGGTACAGTTGTTCCTGTTAGAAAACTCTTTCCTGCAGAAGCAGCTAAACTTACTGATCCTAATTATGGTCAGGCAGATAGATCAACTATTCCAAGAGCAAGTTATGGACAAATTGTTGATACTCTTGGTAACATTGCTACTCAGGGAATTTATTATGATGATACACTTAAAACTCATACAGATACTGCAGGAAATCCAGTAAGTGCTGCCCAGGTTAATATTGCTAAAGAGTATGGACAGCAATTAACAAAAGATACTCTGGCAGTAATGAAAGCTCGTGATCTTGATGTATATGAAGCAGCTGATCTGGTTATGAATGCTCATGCAAATAAAGCTGCAAAAGAACTCTTGACACAAAGTAAAACTCAAGAAGAATTAATGGTAGGTTTGCAACAATATCCTTTTTCCTTGCATGATAAGATACAGGCAGCAATGAACCAAATGATTGCAAAATTAACGTTTGACTTGAAAGCATCTCATGGAAATATTTTTACAGACACTGAAAATGAAACAGAAAAACCACTGTCACGAACACTTTCAAATATTACTCCACCGCCAGATCGTGGACCACAAGCATTACCTGCTGCTGGAGATCGTTCAGTCATTCCAAGAGCAAGAGAAAAGTTTTTGAATTTTATGTATAAAGATCAAAACCGGCAGTAAAGATTTTGTATTATCAAATTGAAAGCAATTCGGAGATATAAATGGGTATCTTAGAAGATATAGAAGAACTGGAACAAATACAAAATACTCCTGGATATTTAGCTACAGATGCAAGTATTTCTCCGAAGAGATCTGCTCTGAAGAATGTGAGTAATTTTTCCCCGGAAGAAATAGATACAGTTTTTAGTAAGCTTAAAGATCCCTATCAGCAGCCAGAACCTACTGGTGAAAGAACATTTCTGGGAACGTTAGGTGATGTTGGAGTTTCCGCAGCAAAAGGTGTAGTTGGTGCTGGAGAAGCTGCTGTTGGTCTAGCAAATATTCCAACCTTGGGACGAGCTGGCAAGTTTCTTGAAGAAACTGTTGGTTATGACTCAGAAGCTACACAAGACTATTTATCTTCTTTATATTCACCAGCACAGCAGGCAGCCAATCAGCAGGTATCTGAAGCTGAAGGCTTTCTTTCTACTGTTGGTACTGTCATCCAGAATCCAAGCACTATAGTTCATTCAGTTATTGAGTCTACTCCAGCTATGCTTGGTGGTGGTTTGTTAGGCAGGGGTTTAATTAGGGCTGGTGCTAAGATTGGTCCTTGGGCAGCAGGTACACTTGGTGAAGGTGCTGTAGCTGGTGGTATGCTGGCAGAGGATGTCAGGCAACAATCTGAAACTGGAACCATTACTGGAAAGCAAGCAGCACAATCTGTTGGTGCTGGAATTGGTACAAGCATCTTTGGTGTGGTTGGAAACAGAGCTGCGAAACGCCTTGGTATTGGTGATATTGATGAATGGCTGGCAGGCGGAAAACTTGGATCAGGTGTTAAAGCAGGCGCTGCAAAAGCTGTTAAAGAAGGTGCAAAATCTTCTGTTAAAAATCAAAAAGGAGTTATTAATCGCATCATTTCTGGCGGCATAACTGAAGGTATTTTCGAAGAACTGCCGCAGTCTATGCAAGAACAAGTCTGGATGAATGCAGCCACAGACAAACCATTGTTGGAAGGTGTTGGATCAGCAGGTGCTCTTGGTATGCTGGCTGGCGCTGCCATGGGTGGTGGTTTTGGAATCTTTACACAGCCCGGTGTTGTGGATGACAAAACAAAGAAGCCTGGTGATACTACTGCTCGGCCTGATCAAAAGCCATTTGATACTGGAGATCAGGCAGCAGCGGAAGATTATCTAACTCCGGAAGAACTTGCTGAGGTTAGAGCAGAAGAAGCTGCGCTTCAGAAAAAGAAGGCAGAACTGCAAGGTAAGAAAGAAGCCATTAAAACTGCTGATATTCCTGCTGAGGAAAAGAAAGCAGCTCAGGCTGAATTATCTGATGAAGAAGCCTACTGGCAGGCTGAAGAAGCTCGTTTTCAGCGTGAGATTGCTATTCGTAAAGCAACTAATGTTCTGAATACAGCATTGCAGAATGATTATGTAGGAACGATGCAGCGATTGGTAAATAATCCAGAACTGCTGGCTGAACTCCCAGCCGAGGTTCGTGATAACTTTTTGAATATGTTGTCTGAACCGATTCCAACAACTGATTTGGTTTCCAAACTACTGGTACAGAATCAGCGAGCTTTAGATTCTGAAGCATACATGACTGACGAACCATTAGAAGTTGTTGAAAATGAATTTGCAGAACTCAGTCCGGAAGATCAGGAACGAGTTATCAGGCGTGAACAATCGGTGTTGGCCCTAATTCGGCGACAAAAACAAATGGCAGCGCAGCAACCGAGAAAGACATTGCGTGAAATTGAAGCTGATGCAGCCTTGGATCGGTTTGCGAATCGAATTGAAAACCACCTGCCAGGATTTATCGAAATTGCTGGTCAACCTAAAGAAGATATTCCCATCTTGGAAGGACCTACACCAGGACAAGTCATACCAATCGATTACGGCGAAGCTGATCAGAGACGGTTTGATCCATTTGCAAGAGTAACTCGCAGGCTTGGTGGGAAAGTGTTTCCACGGCCACAAGATATTTCTCCAGAAGCTGTTGCTGGTTATGATCCAGCTATGCCTATTCCCAGGATTGGAACTAACTACCAGCATCTTCAACCGTTAGCTACGTCTATTCGGCAGCGAGATGAAATGCTTCGAAATCCGTTGACGATGGAAATTGAAGCAGCTAACAATAATGTTGATGTAGATACATTCCGGCACCAGTTAATCCAGGATAATATGGCTGACCGAGCAGCGCTTGCTGAAATGGCACGCCAGGCAGATCAGAATACTCCGCTAACTGACCGAGAATCTCAGGCTGCTGCGGAAGCCGCACTGATGGCGAATCAAGCTCAGGTGAGGCAACTAACTAATCAGCTTGCCGCTGTTAATACTAAAGGAGAAGAGACTGAAATTCAACGTCAGATTTTGTCCTTGTTAGATGAGCAGAAGAAACTTAAAGCTCAGCTGACATCAGAAGTTGCACCTACACAAACTGAAGTTCCCGCTGCTGAGGCTACTGTTGAACCTATTGTTCCTACTGAACCAAGTCGTTCAATTGATGAACAGCAAGTTGAAACAGAAGAAACTGTTGTGCCTGACATACCTGTAGAAGATCTTTCTGCTGATGCCGGTATTCAAGCAATAAATGCTGCTATATCTGGAAGACTGACAAAAAAATATTCTGATTTATATAATGCCACAGAAACTGAAATAGATCCTGATACTTATCAAGCTATTATTGATTATGATCTTACTCCAGAACAACTGGAAGAAAATTTCAGGCAGGCTACGGATAAAGCAAATTATGCAGCCCAAATCAGATTTGCACTACAAAATACTTTAGGTGATCTTGAGGAGACTTATCGTTATGAGGGAACAAATGATGGAAAAGCGCTTGAAGACTATATTGATTCCTTACTCACAGTTGTTAAAAAATATGAAGTATCCTCAAAAAGAATGCCAGATCAAAGTACCGCAAATCAGTCTACAGAAGAGAAAGAATCAGTATCCAGTGATCGACGAGAACTAACAGATGTTGAGCCTGATATACCTATTGAGAAACCCATCAAAGATACAGCAGCCCAAATCGCTATAAACAATGCAGAGATTGAGCGCTTGCTGGAATCTACTGCTGGAATGCCTGCTGGAAAAACAAAGAATGATATTCGAAACCAAGTTCAACGATTGATTGTAGAGAATCAAAGACTGAAAGCTGGGCAGGAAGCACAGTTTGAAGTTCGTGAAGCACAGCCGCCAGGACAAGGAATTACTTTAGCTGATATCCAGGCTACCTATCCAAACCAGGATGTTTTCCAAGCTGAAGATGGCTCATTTGCAGTTAAGTTCAATAATGGTCAAGGAGTAAAAATACAAAACATTCAAGATGCTGGAGATGGGTTTATCAGGTTTGCTGTAGAAACAGGACAGCTATCAAATGATGGCAAGATCCTGGGCGTTACGGTTGGTAACAACATTTTGCTTGATTCCAACTTTGCGGACAATGCAACTCTGTGGCATGAAAACAAGCATGTCTTGGACAATATGGGTATGATCACCCAAGAGGATGATAACGCATTAAATAGGGAGTTTAACAAACTTCGTAAAGCTGGCGAGCTGACCTTTGCGCTTAGTACTCATGAAGATCCAGTCCAGGCTATGCGTGAGAATAGAGCAAATACATTCGCGCAGGTTATGCTGAATCGAGAGGAATATCGAAACAAACCTCTTGGAACTCTAATTCAGCGCATCATGGATTTCTTTAATAAGCTGTTCTCTTTGGGTCAGCAGACTGTTAGTGGGCTGGCAAGAGAAGTTGAGACCGGCAGGATTTATGAACGCCAGGTTGGAGATCAGACATACTCTGTGAGAGCTCCCCAGATGGAACAAGCAGCGAGTACTTTTTATTCCCAATTGAGGAATACGATAGATCAAAAGATGTCAAAAGGTACGGGAGAATCAGTTAAGAAGCAGGTTCAAGCTTGGGCGAATAAAGGTGAGTTCAAAGATGCTGAGCTGGAATGGTCTGGATTGATTCCATGGCTGGAAGGAAAAAAGACTGTTACTAAGCAAGATGTGCTGGATTACCTGGACGCAAATCAGGTGAGGATTGAGACTGTGATTCTTCCAAGAAAAAAGAAAGCTTTTTCTGGTTTTTCTTTAGATCGGGAAGTTCAACAAATTGAGCAAGAAATTAACAATATAGAAGAAAAGAAAAATAATTTACTTCTTCAAGTAACAGAATTATTTTCTAATACTCCTTATACAGTTGATTACCACTCTACTGTTGGTTTTGTTTTTGCAAATCCTCAAGAAGATGCTTTTATTTATGAGCGTAATGATTTTCCATACCCAATAGATTCTGAATTAAAAAGAAATCTTTCTGCTGCTGAATATCAATTAGATCGTTATGGACAAAAAATTGAAGAATTGGAAGAACAAAAAAATGATCTTACAGAAACTTATATCCAAGAAGCAAAATTTACTCAGTATCAAGAGCCTGGTGGAGTTAATTATAAAGAAATTTTATTAACACTACCAAATCCATTAGAAGAAAAATATAAAAATGGGTTTATCTCTAGAACTGAAAAAATAAAAAATGAATATTCTTCTGAACATTTTCCAACCATAACAAACATTCTGGTTCATGTCCGGATGAACGATCGCACTGGACCTAACGGAGAGAAGGTACTCTTTCTGGAAGAGGTTCAGAGTGACTGGCATCAAGAGGGTAGAAAAGAAGGATATAAAACAACAGAAAAGGTGCTATTAAATAATAAGTATTTAGAGAATTTAGAACGTTTAAGTGAAAATAATGAAGCGGCTAATGTTACTTGGATGCGAGCAAATCAAGATCAATTATCTCCATTACAGAGAGAAACTTTAGCTCTTTTTGATCAAATCCAAGCCATGCCTGGTTCAGCTTATGATCAAGGTGTTCCAGACGCGCCGTTCAAAGGATCTAAGAACTGGGCAATGCTGGCCATGAAACAAATGGTTCGCTATGCAGCTGAGAATGGCTACGATCAGATTGCTTGGACTCCAGGAGAGCTTCAAGTTGAACGATATAAACAGGCACTCAAACAGGCTGTGGATAAGATTGAATGGACCAAAACCCAAGATGGTATCCAGCTGGTTGGATATAAGAATGGTCAACAGGTTGTGGATACCATTGAGCGAGAAAACTCCATCAGCGATGCCATTGGCAAATCAATGGGAGATCAGATCATTGAAAGTCCGCAGCAGTTTGGTATCTTCGAAGGAGATGATATAACTGTATCTGATACAGGTATGGCAGGGTTTTATAACAAGATCCTCCCGGCAGAAGTAAATAAGTTCTTCAACAAAAAGAGTTGGGGAAAAGCCAAGGTTGGAGAGACAGAACTTGATACTTATAGTCCTGATATAAATGCTCCGTTTATTGTTCGTGATGCAAATAATAATTTTGTTACTAGAGCTACCACACAAGAAAGAGCAAGACAACTTGCTGAGGATATTAATGGTTCTTTTAATCAAGAATCAATAAAAATGACCGCCTGGACTCTGCCAATCACAGACAAGATGCGATCAAAAGCACTCCGGGAAGGTTTTCCACAGTTCGAAGTCCGCCCAGATGCAAATGTCTCAGACCTCTCTAAACCTGCCAGAGATATTCCGCAAGAAGAATATGATCGCATCCATGCCCAGCATCGCAGCTTATGGGCTCGGGTTAAACAAATAACTCGTGTAAACAAAACAGATCTGAAGTTGCTCGCAGAGCGTTTCTTGACTCCAATCTCTACACGTCTACGTAATATTAATCCAATACTAGAGACGAAGGTTCGTTGGCTGGGATTTGATACAACTAATGCAATCACAGAGCAGTTGCGAGTTGCCCTACCTTTGATGCAAGTTGTTGATTCAATGTCAGCCAAGGATCGAAGTACGTTTGACTGGGCATTAAAGCAACGAGATATTAATCGCATAAATCAGATTACAGAAAAATATGGTGTTACTGAAAATTATAATAATATGCGAGCAATACTTGACAAAATCCATTCCGATGCAAAGAAGGTCGGCCTGGATGTTAGTTATCTTGAGAATTACTGGCCCAGGATTTTGAAGGATCGCGAAGGTTTTCTCCAAGCAACTCAGGAAATCTCACGAGATCCTATTTTTACAAATGCTCTTAAGGCAAAAGCTCAGAAGTTAGGTACAACTGTTAATAATCTTGACCCAGATCTGCGCGCTGACATTATTAGTGATATCATACTGAATAGGCAAAGCGGACTTGGCGGACCAGGCAATACTCAAGGTCGGGTGTTTGATATTATTCCTGAAGAATATGCTGAGTTCTATATGGATTCTGAAGCAGCTCTGATGCAATATATCTATTCAATGAACAAGAAGATCGAAGCTCGTAAGTTCTTTGGAAAAGTACCAGAGCGCATAGCTAAGGCGAAGACAAAAGTTAGAACCTATCACACGAGGTTGGTAAACCTTCAGGAAATGGAAGCCTTAATGACCAGCGAAGGCCAAGATACGACAGACCTCCAGGCTAAGATTCAATCCATTAAAGATGATATGAAACTTCATCAGCAGGTCATTGAGAAACATAAACACCAAGATGATTACACAGAAAACATTAGTAGTTATGTAGACGAATTGATGCTAAAAAATATCATTAAGCCTGGCGATGAGATGACGCTTAAAGAAATTCTTAATGCCAGATTTAATGAGCGAGGCACAACTGGAATTGTCAATATAATTAAGAACATTAGTTATATTGATACGATGGGTAATCCATTCTCAGCGCTGACCCAGATTGGCGATCTTGCCTGGGCGTACTATGCTGGAGGTTTGAATCCAGTCGGGATTGCACGGACAACAAAGAATATGATTAAAGCAGTTTTTAAGCAATCCAATATAACAAAGGAAGACCTGGGTTTTGAACGGATTGCTCAGGAATTTGCTGATTCAGATACAATGAGTCGGGCAGTATCTAAGATATTCAAAGCTGTCGGTTTAGAAAAGATGGACACTATCGGTAAAGAGGCTTTGATAAATACTGCGTATGAGAGATACAAAGTTAAGGCAACTCAGAATCCTAATAAACTCAAAAAAGAACTTCACTCCATCTTTGGAAAAGAAACCAATAGTGTTGTGGAAGATCTCTTGGCAGATAATAAAGCTTCTGAGAATGTGAGATTTTTGATGTACAGCACAGTACTTGACTTTCAGCCTATGGCACTTAGCGAAATGCCAGAGAAATATTTAACTCTGGCTGATGGCAGGATCTTTTATATGTTGAAGACATTTACGATACGTCAGATTGATGTATTTCGCCGAGAAGTTTTTCATAAACTAAGGTCGAATGATCCAAGAGAAGTAATGACAGGCATGCGGAACTTGGTTTCACTTGCAGCCGTAACTGTACTTGCTAATGCCAGCGCTGATGCATTAAAGGACTTACTTAAGGGTAAAGAAACTAAGTTTGAAGATCACGTGATTGAGAACATTCTCACCATGGGTGGAGCATCCAGATATATGCAAATGCAGATCAGGCGAGACGGCGCTGGATCGGCTCTCTTTGGACAAATTCTGCCACCATTTAAATTTGTTGATTCTATAACCAGGGATGTCTTCGGAGATACTTCTGAAGGCTTACGAGTTATGGATTCTGTGCCTATTGGAGGTAAGCTCTACTATTGGCACTTTGGTCGAGGTAGCGAAAAACGGCCTACGCTGAATGAACAAGAGTTTAAAAAGCTCAAAAAGAAAACAGATAAATTCAGGGATAAGTTTGAAGATGCAGATGATAAAAGACTTTTTCTTCAAACAAACATTGATCAATTCCGCCAAATGAAGATGATCGAAAGTATGCAGAATAGCCTGAATAAGAATAAAGCTTTAATCAATAAACTTAAAGACATGGACCAGACACTAAATGTTCAAAAGAGAATAGCTCAGTTAAAGCAGCGCAGAGAATTGATGTTGGAAAACTTTTTTCAAAGAACAAATATGGGAGACTAACAAATGGCTAATGTAAATTTATCAAAGAGGTCTGTCGGAGTTGGATTTGAGTATTCAGAGACTATTGCTGATGGGGCAAATGGAGACACAGTTCTACTTCCAGGAATTTCTGATTCTGAACGAGTTACCTGCACAATCATAGCTGGAGCGAACACAGGCAAGTTTCAATTCACTACGAGTTCGGATGCAGCCGTGCTGGCAGATACTTGCACCTGGATTGATTGGCCCAAAGGCACTGTAACTGGCACAGAATATGACCTGCTCCTTGGTCCTGTTACCGCAGTTCGTGGTGTCAGCGTTTCTGGTGAAATCAATATTGAGATTGTGAGGTAATCATGGGTTTATGGAATAGTGAGGTTATTGATACTGGCTTTGGAGCTATGACAACTATTTCTGATCCAGCATTGAGTGCAGCTACAACTACAGCTAATGTGGATCAATATACAGGAATTATCATTACGCTGACTATAGCTGGAAATGCTCAGATAATTGGTGCTCCGACAAACACTACGGCAGGTAAAAGATTTACTGTTGTTAACAATGATACATCTACAGATAATATTGATGTTAACGGAATTACGTTAGAGCCCGGAGAGGCACAAGGCTATATCTGGGATGGTTCTGCCTGGATTGCAATAGAAGCAGTAGATGCATCTGATATAACTTTTACACCAGCAGGTGATATTGCAGCAACAAATATTCAGGATGCTATTGAAGAACTTGATACAGAAAAGATATCTCATAACCTGGCCACAGCCGAGAATGATTTTCTGGTGGGCGCACCAACCCCGTTTGGCTCCTTCATCAGAAAAACTACAGCGCAAACTAAAGCTATTTTGGATTGGGTTCTGACATCCACATCTGAGGTGATAGGATTTACAATTTCCGGCGGAAATACGCCTAAAACGCTGACTGTGGATGAAACAAAAGCTTTGTCTGATAAAGTTGATAAGGAAACGGGTTATTCTTTGATGCCGGATTCCCATTTAACAAGTCACCCAGCGCCAACAGATCGGGATACGAGAAATGATCCTGCCGGAGCTGCCAGTACTGTTCAAGGTAGCTTAAACACACACACTGGAAACACAACGGATGCCCATGGTATTGACGAAAAAGTTGATAAAGTACCAGGGTCTTCCCTTGTAGCAGACACCGAGATAGCCAAGATCCACACTCAAAACACCGACACCAGCCTTGACCTTGGTGGTACTAACCCTGTCACTGCTGCCGAGCTTGCAACACTGAGAGACACGACTGTTCCGGCCAAAGTCGACAAACTTATCCTTGAAACCGCAGAAAAAACAGCCGATTACACCCTGGCTGACGGCGATCAAGATAAGATTGTCCTGATGAACAAAACTGGAGCAGCTACTTTGACAGTTCCAACAAATGCAGCAGTGGCATTTTCAATAGGCACAATCATTGGTGTTTATAACATTTCGTCTGACGTCGTGACCATTGCTGGAGATGCTGGTGTGATTGTTCGCAATGTTGGTAACCTGGCCCAGTATGGGGAAGTGTCGCTGAGGAAACGAGCAACTGATGAATGGGTGCTGGCAGGAGTTGTGTCATGAGACTAAGAAGGAATACTATTTTAAATGCTTTGCCTGTTCTGGCTCCACCAACCAATGTAACCGCTGAAGTCTCCGGCTCTGACATCGTAATCTCCTGGACCGCTGCCAAGTCAGTTGACGGCTACCACGTGTATCAGCAGATTGATGGCGGAGCATGGATAAAGCTCAACGCCACGGCTACCACTGACCTGACCTACACCCTGACCCCAACCGAACCCGGCGAATACAACTTCCGGGTCACATCTGTCAGGGGAGACAAAGAGTCTGCCCCGAGTGCTGAAACCCTCACCACCGAGACCATGATGCAGACTGTCTACACCGATACCCTGTCACCGAGGATCAGTGCGGTGGATGGGACGGCGTTCATTGATGGGGCAGATGAAGAAGTCTATGCAAGTGACTTTTCGAGTGATTTGGATGGGTGGTTGTGCGCTGGAGATGACGAAACATCTACCTGGACGCACGACACCGATCATGGAGTATTAGATGTTACAAGTGCGGGCACATCTATCATACATCCAATAATTTATAATCTTTCAGTTACAGACAGCGCTGAAGGATATGAAACGCTGGAAATTGAATATACAGTAAATAGTGGGGTATGTGTGTTGTATCGTATTATATTCGGTGGTATTACGGATACTATAAACGAGACACTGACTGGATCAGGCACTCTTACACTTACAAAACAAAAAGACACGGGCAGCACTCTGCATAAAAGGGTGACTCTTTATTTCAACGGCACCAACACCTTCAACCTCTCCATCCACTCCATCACCGTCACCAAGCACCCTACCCTTGCCATCGCTCAGGACTACACAGACGGCAACCACCTCCTTGAAATCGAAGACTCCGCAGGCAAGGCGCTGAGTGGAGTGCTGAAGACGCAGGGGAATGGGGAGACGGTGGGGAGTGAGTTGGTTACTGGATGGAACAACCTGTATTTTGAGACATTTACTGCAAATGCTGACGGAATAAATATTGATGAGGCTACAGAGACTGGGACTAATGGCAGGGCTGTTTCGCAAAATGAATTAACCGGCAAACAACTGTTGTTTTATGACTTTGATGTTACCGCTCTTGGTGGAGCAACTATAAACTCAAGTGCCACTTTTCAGATAGGCGCATCAAGCAACGGAGGGCAGAATCTGGAAACAACATTAGTCTTTTTTGGTTCCGGTGCAGGTAACTATTCTAATTATGCTACATTGAATCCTGGTGCCATTGGTTTATACGTTGGATTTCGGACTTATATAGCAACCAGCTTTTCTATTTCTAATTTTATTTTGAAGCAGGTCACCTCCCCATCCACTAACGGCGCAACCCTGGTCAACGAAATCTTCGGAGACACTCAGAACCTTGTATCAGTGGATGATGGGTTTGCTTATAATGAGGCTTCGTATACTTGCACTGTCAAGCGGATTCTGCCTCTGGCCAGTGATATCTTTACTTTCAATGTCAACTCCACCCAAACGATCAGCGGCCTATTCTCCACTACCGGAGAAATCACAGTCCATTGGGGTGACGGAACAAGCAACACCTATAACGGTACAGATCAAGCATGGTCCAAGGATTACGGATCAGCAGTTGACGAACTGGTTGTGATAGAAGGGTCAGATTATATCACTAAATTCACAATGGACCAAAGTGGTGCTGACATCTCATTTGATTTAGGACACTTGCCTATAAACCTGACGAGCTTCCTCTGCTCCGGATCAAATACTGTGAGTGGGTCTTTAGCTGACCTTCCGGCTGGTCTGACGTACTTCCGCTGCTACGGATCAAATACCGTGAGTGGGTCTTTAGCTGACCTTCCGGCTGGTCTGACGTACTTCAACTGCCAAGGATCGAACACCATCGACACATATACAACCCGCACATGGACCACTAAGCCTTCTACGTTTACACTCGTTCCGGTATCACCCGGTGGCCTTTCTGAAACAGAAATCAACCAGCTTTTAGTGGATCTGGATGAAGACCTGGATTGGACAACAGGAACCATTACCCTAATAGGAACGAATGCAGCCCCGACCGGTGCAGGGTTAATTGCGGTTAACAATATGCGGTCCGAAGGTGCAACTGTTACGGTTAATTCATAGGAGATACTATGCTCAAGAAACTAATGACCATCAGCTTTTATTTTTTTGTATACGGCGGCGTGTTGTTGCTGCTGTTGTCTCTGTCGAAAGACTCTTTTACGCTTTATTTGTGTGCAACAGTTCTTTTGTTTTTGGGCTGTGTACCGGCCTACATTCTTGGAGAGTTTTGTTCTGCGTTTAATAGTAACCACGGTTTCACCCAAAACAAAAAATCCGATCCTGACAGGCTTGAACCTGGCGTATGGTATCGGGTGGTGTGTAAACTTGAACCAAGAGAAGACGCAGTGGCCGAATTTAAACATAGACAAGAAGGATTGGAGGCAGCTCAATGCTCAAAAAGATAAACTACCGACCAGTAATCGAAAACGGTGTCCTGACAGGTATCCGCAAGAACTCTATTGTGCTTGAAGACACGGAGCCTGTAACCGGCTTTAACAACCCGGTGCAGCTTCAGGAATACGTCAAGGTCCGCAAGATCCCAACGCTTGTGTATCGGGATATTGAAGGTGATCCAGAGGCAGCGGCCCAGCAGTATGCCGAATATCACAGCAACCTGGAAGCTGTTGCAGAACCGTGGGAGCCGGGAAAGGTGTTCAAGAAGCATCAAGCACGGCCTATTTCTTATGACGGCAAGTTGTATGAGTGCATCCAAGGGATCACGGTGAATGATCCAAACCACACGCCTGATGTAACACATGCTCATTATTCGGAGATTCAAGCGCCTGCCGGGGGCGGGTATCCTGAATGGGCGCAACCGACACATGCCGAAAATTCGTATGCCGTTGGAGATAGAGTCACATGGGCCGGTAAAAACTGGGAATCAACCATTCCCGCTAATACCACTGAGCCGGGGACACTGTTGCCTTGGAATTATTGGGAAGAGGTGACGGAATGAAATTCCTGATTGCATCCATAATCTGCTTTGCCTTGGCACTCCTGACTCTGCTTATGATGGGCTGCCGAGATTACCAGCCGTTGCCGGAAGGATCTGTAACCAGACCGCCATTAGGTTATGAGATCCATTGTGAGAATTATCCAGACAGTATCTTTTGTGAGGATGAATGAATAAATTAGCTGAAAGAGTTCACAGGCAGGTCCGGTATCTGTTCACCTACCGGTCAGATAAAGAACAGTTTCCTGATGATTGGGATCACTGGAAATCGTTTGCAGATCAGGTTGAAGCAAGAGAAGATTTTGACGGGGATTGTGATGATTTTTGTCTCACCTGTGCAGAGTTGCTGATTCGGCGTGGTGTCGATCCGAAGCTAATCAAAATCTGTGATGTAACAACAGAAACAGGCGGTAGGCATCTGGTTTGCTGCGCAGATATCTGGGTGTTGGATAACAGATTCAGTTATGTGTTTTATTGGGGCGATGTAAATTACAAGTGGCACCGGAGCATGAGGATGGACGAACCTGGAACATGGAGGACAATCAATGTTTAGCGGAATCGGAAGTTTTTTCGGAAAGATGTTTGGAACAGACAAGGCTTTTGAAACCATTGTTGACTCTGGTGTGGCAGCCATTGATAAGTTGTACTATTCAAAGGAGGAGCAGGCCGATGATCGTAAAGCGGCTGTGACTGAATTTCGGACAATGATTGTGTCGTGGATGGATAGTACGAAAGGGCAGAATCTTGCCCGGCGACTGCTGGCTCTGATGATTTCTGTTGTATGGCTGAGTCAGTATGTCACCATGATGGGGTTGTCTGTTGTGGCTGTTTGGGTTGACCAACCTGATAAGTTCGTCGAATCAAGCAAGATCATTGGTGACTATGCTGAAAACATGAACGGGGCCATGATGCTGATATTGGCTTTCTACTTTGCAGCGCCCCATATGGATAAAATCGTTGGTGGAGCTATGAATAAATTCTCAGGGACGAAAGGATGACTCAATGTCTGAAGACGCAATTCTGAACGAACTGAAACACATGCGGAGCGACTTTCAGAAAATGGACCAGCGAATGGCAGGAATCGAAACAGCGATGAATGTTGTGGCAGTGCAAGCACAACAGATATCAACTCTGGACCGAGATGTAACAAAGCTGTTTGATATTAAGGACGAGTGTTCCAGGGAGATGGTTGAGATCAAACAGTTTCAGTCATCATGCCCCAGGGGAACAATCGAAAAAGATATCAAAGCGGTCCGGGAGGGTGTGCGTGAGTCTGTCAAAAATCAATGGGTAGCCATAGCTGTCCTTGCAAGCGGGTTGATTGCTGTGGCCGGATGGATAAAAATAGGAGTGGCGCCATGATTGACAAAGACCAGTTTGCACAGTTGATTCATGATGTGTTGATAAGCATTGATTCATCTGTCTACAGTCCTGACGCGGTTTATCTGCTGCTTGGGACCGCTGCCCAGGAGTCGAGGCTTGGCACTTATATCAACCAGATCAACGGCCCGGCCCTTGGAGTGTTCCAAATGGAACCCACGACCGAGCAAGACATCTGGACCAACTTCCTACAGTACCGGCCCCACCTCAGCAACATGGTTGCCAAGGCCACCGGGGTCAAACACCCGGACCCGGGTCATCTGCGGGGCAACTTGATTTATCAGATTGCTATGGCCCGGCTGCATTATTTCAGGGTGCCGGAACCACTGCCGGCAGGTAACGACATTCTGGCTATGGCCCGGTATTGGAAAGAGCATTACAACACGCATCTGGGCCGGGGGACAGTGGAGGAGTTTCAGGGGAATTATACACGGTATGTGTTGGGTGGAATATGATGACACTATCTGAAATAGAAGACCGGGCAAAGCAGATGATACAAGCTGCCTGCCCGGACGATTTGATGGAGTTTGATCAATCTGTCTGCTTCTTTTTACGTAAACGTAACCTTTTTCTGGATTGAGATAGAAGCGGGTTGCCAATACCACCGTGCCAGTTTCCACAATGTTCATTCATGCCGCAGAAACATAGCCTGTCCCATCGTAAATGATAGTTACCTTGTGGACATTTTTTATATAAGCCTGGGATTTTATAGGCTATGTTTCTTTTCCACCAAGGGCTATAACAACTTGCCATGATTTACCTCCTATCCGTGTAATGCGCATATCACCGGCGCGTTGGCTGATGATTCTTCGTTTTCAATAACTTCACAATCTTTTAGCGACCACCACATTTTTAATGTTCTTTCGTGAGGTTTGTCGTAAAAATCAAATTCATCTTCAACGCAAACTTCTTGAGACTCTGGTAGATACTCAAGAACATTAAAAATTTGCCCGTCCCTCTTAACTCTCATGTTATACCTCCAAGAAAAATAATGTGGACATAACCGGCGTTAGTCCGGGTTAATGTCTTGATTAGCGGTTAACATCAAGCAAGTGTGCAACTCCACATATTTTTCGCCCACCATAGCGCTCTTTGTTGTACAAATTTGCCAACCATTCAGCCTCTTCCTTGCTAGTGCAGGCTGTAAACCTCCATCCACCTTTACCCGCGGTATGGCAAATGTTTTGCCCCCGCTTTAACACGATCCACAAATTTGCCCTGTCTTTCAACTTTGCCCAATCGTTTGATTTCTCAATGTTCCCTGCTTCGCACTCGAAACCACAGCTTTCAATTTTGTCTATAAAAGTTTCCATTTCCTTCCTCCTTATAACCGGCTATCGGCCCGGTTGATTTAGTGATTAGCACACGGCTTGTCCGGGAGCTAATGACGTGGATCAGTCGTGCGCCGGTTTATGATACATGCACCCCGGACAATACAACGGATCAGTTATATATTTTCCATATTCGTGGCACCTTGCCTCAGGCGCATCGATCTGCATCTGAGTATTGGACGGCCCTTTGAGGATAGCAAGGGCCGACTCTAAAGCAATTGCTCTATCCATAGCCAATTTTTCATATTCGAAATCGCCATCATCATGAGCCCGTTTGCTGTCGGCCTTCCACTCTTTTAATAATTGTTCAATCTCTTTAATCTTACTCATAGTCCACTCCAATGTCGGGGATCAGTCGCAATGCGGACACGACCCGGTTAATAGTAATTTACCGCATTTCATACACATATATTTTGCGGTACTCCAAGAAGCATTGTCGATCTGCATCTGAGTATTGGACGGCTGTTTAATCCGCTTATACAAGTCTTTGATGTGATCAACGTTAAGCTGTGGCGTATAGATATGATGCATACCGCAACAACCTTCACGGCTGTTCATTATTTGCTCCAACAGCACAATAATTTGTTCTTTAATTTCCATAAGTCCGCTCCTAATAAGCAGTTATGCTGTTCTGTGTATCAGCCACTACCGCTTGTTATCCGGACAATCCGGTATTGTCGTAAAGCCTGTTCTAAAACCTTCATCACTCACCCCCTCTGCCCGAAGCCGACAACCTCGACTCCGGACCGATAAAATTTTAACCTTGCCTCAATCATCTCAAACCATGCCGTCTTTACCGTCGTTCGCAATCCAGATAGCCTTAACAATTACACATATGATACCAAAAAAGTATCCCAGTACGCATCCAAATATTCCGTTTCCTACATAATCGCTTAGTCTGTTTAAGTTTGGATAGGATTCAATACCTATCCAAGTAAGACCAACTGCGCCAAGTACGCAGCATATAGACACCAATATAATATTCTTTTGCATTCCGTTCACGATTTCTCCTTTCTCATCTGGTCATTTGGCTGATGCCAGAAAATAATTTTATTTTTACTCTATTGTTATCAAACCAATCTTAACAAGTTCAAAGAAACATTTCTTTGTAGCGAGTATGTCTGATAAGGCATCATGCTGACCATCAAAAGATTCATCAAATAAAATCTCATGAAGCTCAACCAGTTTGGGCCACTTCGGCCTGCCAGTTTTGTTCTTCAGTCCGCAAAACTTAATAATTTCTTTTGCTTTCATAGTACATACATATGGAATATCAAGATAAAATGCAGATCTAGCTTCATCAGAAAGATTGTCCATGTTCCGCTCAAGCATGGCTGTCACATGAGTCCAGTCAAATTCATAGTTGTGACACACCACGAGATCAGCTTTCCTCAGGATGGTACCAAACAAGTTTGCTGCTTCCAATTCAGGCAGGCCATGCTCCTGGGCATACTCCAGTGTAATGCCATGAGTTTCAAGAGCTCTTGGATGCATAGATCTACTTTCAGGCTTAATTAAAATGTTGAGTGTTTCAAGATCTTCACCAAGATTATTGGTAAGGATTCCTCCGATTTGAATGCACCATGCTTGGTCTGAATGGTCTGCAGGCAGCTTCTTATTAATGAAGCCAGATGTTTCTGTGTCGAAGAAGAAGATTTTTTTGGCCGCCAAAAGTGATTGTTCTACCATTAGGTTTACTCCTTTAAAATAGTTAATTTATTAGTGCTGGTGGTTCATTATGTGAACACCAAGTCTGGCTTCGCCAGAATTGTTATTCTTTCAAACTTTTTACACGATTACAATCCATCAATCTAAAAACAGTTTTATCCAAATATCCAGGTTCCATCTCAACAACTGGTGTTGTCTTAACTGTGTAGTATCGCTCAGAAGTAATGGAGCTTTCACATACGACCAGGCCAGCCTGGGAAGCCATCGTAATATGATTCCTGAGCTGTTCAATGTTCTCCACATCCAAGTGGAAGGCTTGCACAAGTTCGCTAAAATCAAAAGATTCCCGAGACTCAATGAAGGATAAGATCTTAGTATATACGTTGGCTTTATCTGACATACCCAGACCATAGAAAGCGCCTGGCATTTCGTACTCTGTCGCCTGGAGAATGGCCAAAGCTTTAAAGAAATGCTTATCTGTTATGACAAGATCATTTGATTCAGATGCAGATAACAGCATGCAGAGCTTATTCAGGTGGAGTGGCTTTCGATTGTTATATCCTGCAAACTTTTCATTCCGCACGCTGTTGTTATCATACTCTTGTTCGTACCACTTAATGTATGAGCGGAGAAAAGTCTTGTCCATTTTAAACTGTCCCTGGAGGTTTGCAATCTCTTGAAGGTCCATTCTAAGTTTGTTGCGAACATCTTCTTCTTCATCAGTGAGATATTGTAAGGCTGAACGATGTTTCGGTCCATGGCCTACAACGAAGATAATCCTGGATATTAGGCCACCGCCTACTGAGGTTTGGCTTAGAGATTCTTGAAGTAGCGCTGGTGTAATGCCACCGATTAGTGTGATAAAACAATTAGATATGTCTTCAGTTTTTCGAGATAAAGTTTTATACTTCCAAACATCCGCACAATCAAAGAGGTCAGTCAGAGATGGAATAAGCATTTGATCTCTGTCAGATAAGAATACTCGAAATTCCTCTGACCATATGGAGAGACTCTTATGTTTCTTGGCTACTCCATTTGATTCTATATAAGTATCTTCGCTCTCCATGAGTTCTTTATACAGCGCCTGGGTGCTACCCAGCGAATCTGCGCCCATCTTGATATCAAGTTCTTGAACCATGGATTTAGCAATTTTCATTGCTGTGCCTTTCCTGCCGCCTGGTGGACCAACTAAAGCTATAAAAACATTTGCATATGTGATGCCACGCAATGGTCCCCAATCACAATAGCACTTCCTCCGGAGTGCGGATGATATAGCAGTCAGGCCGCACCAGAGGTGATACAATGCTGGCGGTTCGGATCGCTGAGTATAAAACATATATGATTCTAACCAATCAGATAGTTGTCGAGACATGGAATCTCCTTAAATAGCGCCAATTTTTTCAAGTGCAGAATCAACTTCAGGTTGGGTAAAGCTACTGATCTCAGCAGTCTTGCCGGCCCACTGACGGCCAATCTTTGCATCCAAGCCAATGGTAAATGATTTTCCTTTATGAGTGAACGTATGAGTCATGTGTTCACGTATAATGAGTAAGATCTGAAGCAGGTTTGGTATTTGACTTTTGTGAAATTGAAACACTACTGAGTCATGAACAGTTGTTAAGAATCGAATATCAAAGGCAGCCCTTCCGAGTCTGGGATCATTCGCTGCTTTTATAATTCCACGATTAAGAAGCTCCGCAACTGTTGATTGTGGAATATAACTATAAGCGTTTCTGAATAATGCTGCATTCATGTCACCTAAAAAACGGCGTGGTCGATTAAATAAATTATAAAGAATTCTGGTTTTAGAAACTTCTTCTTCTATTTGTCGATGCCAGCGTTTCAAACCTGGAAATCTATCTGTATAGTTTTGAAGCAATTGCTTACACTCTGATTGTGACTTAAAAATTTCTTCTGTAGCTAATTGGTCGCTAAATGTTTGTGGACCCATTTGATAGTTGGATGCATGTACTACTTTCTTACCCATGAATCGCATAGTACTGCGCTGATCAGATTTCTTTGTCTTGGCTTCGTGGATAACTTCTTCAATTGGAACATTAAATATCTTACTGGCATTAAAGGAATGCACGTCAATCCCGGATTCAAATGCTTCTATCATGTTTGCATCTTGTGTAAGGTATGCAACTACATGAGCTTCTGCTTTGGCAAGATCACATTCGCATAAGATCCAATCAGGATCAGATATAAGATAGTATTTAAAAAGGTAAGGCATGTTCTGTAAATTACTGCCGGTTCCAAAGAAAGTGCGTTCAGTAGAAATACGTCCCGAAACTGTACCTGTGATTTTGTGAGAACAGCGCAGCCTGTTATCATCATCTACAGGTACATTAAGGTATGTTGAGACCAGCTTTTGGTACTTCCTTATCTTAATTATAAGTCTGGCCTCGATTGAACCACGCACATTCTTTTTTGCAATCCTGTGGAGAGCTACGGTATCGCAGGTAGCATTGCCTGTTTTGCGGTTCACGTAAGGTTTGATCATACAAGTACCGTAAAAATAAGCTATCATTTGCTTAGAAGATCCTGGATTGATTTCCTTGCCAGCGAGCTTATTCAGGCCGTGTTGCAGCGCACGAATTTTACGTTCAAAAGTTTTCTTTGCCTTAGCTACTCCGGCAGTATCAACCAAGAAGCCATTGTATTCCATTTCCATCAATGGCTTATGTAGGTCCATAGAATACTGCATAGCATCTGAACATTCAAATTCATCCATCTCTTTGAGGAGGCATTCAGTTATTGGTAATAAATAGGCTGAATCCTTAGCATTATAAGTCCAATACTGATACCAATCCTTAATTACTTTAAGGTGGGCTTGCTTGCCTTCATCTTTATAATATGGATAATAAGTATAAATAGATGTTAAATAATCTAGTCCTTTAGGTAATTCAGTATAAGTTAAGTGCTGAGCAATCATTGTGTCAAAGAAGAAGTTATCAGACTTAATTGACATGGTTCGCAGGATGAACATTAAGTCAAACATCCCATTTTGAGCTATGATCTTGATGTTTGGAGAACCTAATATTTCTGCCAGCCCTACCCAGATTTGTACTTCATCTCGAGTATCCCAATAATTACCTTTGTTATTCATAAGAGGAATGGACATACTTTTGATTTTATCTTCGTCATATATGGCCAGAGAAAAGCAGGTAATAAA